ACTGTAACATATTATGTTCCTAAAGGCTACGATTATAAGGAAGTCTTTGGCAAATGTGGCTCTACGGGCTACGATGGCAATCGGCTTATTTGTCAAGGTTGCTCGGAAGATCCTGCTAAACTAGCAGAAATCGAACGTCATGAACAGGGCGTCGCAGCTGATAACGCTTGGGCTCGTTCAGCGGGTTGGGGTGAGTTTTAATGAAAGATACATATGAGGCCTGGGCATTCGGTGCGATAATCGGATGCCTTGTTACATTTAGCGTAGCAATGGTGATGCACTGATGGGTGAGTATGAGTGCACCAATTGCGGCGATTTGTTCTGGCTCGACGAACCGCCTCATGATAAATGTGAAATCTGCGACAGCTGCAGAGAAGAAATAAAAATTACTACTCCCTATATATACGAGTCGAGAAGGAGGGACGCTCAAAAAATTTATTAGGAGTATTTACCAATAAGCCAATATCTAGTAAGCTAAGTCCTTGAAGCATGGGCCTTTGTTATATATTGGTACTGGATATTGGTACTTATTGGTAGTTCAGTATCAATATGTGTATCACGAAGTCGTAAGGTTCATCTTTTACTTTCTTGTAAAGTTCTCGAGTCCTATATATAGGTGGGTCATGCCTCGTAGAAAAAATAAGCCAGAAGACCTGATTGTGTTCAGGCCTCTCACTCCGCGTCAAAAGACTTTCGCTGAAGAAATAGTCTTAGGGCGGTGCTCCAACACTGAAGCGGCTCGTCGCGCGGGGTATGCTGAATCATCCGCAGCGGTCCGAGCGTCAGAACTTCTTGATATCGGCAAATTCCCTCATGTCGCTAACTATATTAACGAGCTGAGGCTGGACCTCTCCAAGAAATATGAGATCACTTACGAAAACCATATCCGAGACTTAGGTGATCTGAGAGATAGAGCTGCTGCGAATAATCAGTTCAGCGCAGCGATCAATGCTGAAAAACACCGTGGTCAAGTGGGTGGGTTGTATGTTGATCGTAAAGAAGTGCTCCACGCTCACATCAATGCAATGAGCAAAGGCGACCTAATCCGTCGCTTAGAAGAGCTGGATAAAGAATCGAAAGGCGCACTCAAAGCAATAGTCGAGGGAGAATTCGAGGATGTCACCGAAGCCTGAGTCACGTTTGTGGAAAGTGTTACGTGGTGGACTTACGGGTGTACACTGGACTCGGATTGAATCGTGGGCGTCGCCTGGGGTCCCAGATGTNAACGGCTGTGCTGACTTCGGAGAGTTTTGGATAGAACTCAAAGTAATAAAACATAATCGAGTTCTTCTGTCGCCTCATCAGATCGCTTGGCATGTAACGAGAACCCGTTTCGGGGGAATCACTTACATCTTGGCTAGGGCGGCAGGAAAGACCCCACTGATTTTGTTTTCCGGGAAACAGGCGAAACTGTTGAAGGATAAAAAGATCGGAGAGATCGACCCGATAGCCACGATCAAATACCCATACGACTTTGACGAGTTGTACGAAGTCTTGAAAAAGAATTCGATAAATAAAGATGAAAAGAGCCTTTACTCTGATTAGCTGGTACTTTATAGTTCTTCATAGTTAAACGGTATTCGTTTAACGTGCCATTATAAAGGAGAAAGACTGATGGCTGCTAAGAAATTAAATTCTGTGTTTGAGGTTACCGAGGACTTTTTGAGTGGGACCGAATCATCTCAGGACAAGGCGGTTCGTGCTTTCATCGCCGCGAATCCTAAGGCGGTGGTAGTGCCAAATGAGGTTGGCCAGATGGCACCGTTCCTTCGCCGCCAGGTCGGCAAACGGTTTAATATCTCTGAGCGCATCAACCAGGGCGGTGATGCCAAGGAGATTCTGGCGTTCGCGAGAAAAAACGGTGGCGGTGAGAGAGATATCGCCGCGCATTTGACAGGCGGATTTAGCCGAACCTCCAAGTTCTACGGTTCGTCTATAATCCAGTTGTCCGCAGCCGCGTAGCCTCCCTGTCGCGGCGCGGTGCTAGCCTCGTCCACGGTTTCCAGGCCGTGGGCGGGGTCTTTTTTTGACTGGCGCTGAGATCGTGACGATCGTTTCGTGGTCGTTCTCGTCGCTTTGATCGCTTAGATCTAACCCATCCTGNCCANGCCNTACCTTACCTAACCATNCCACACCTAGCCCATGTAACTGATTTCATTGATCTTTCAGATCTTAGTGCGTAGTCCTGGTGGGATTAAAACTGAGTAAATAGCGGTAGTCGGCGCGTAAGTGGGCTTTATAATATAAGGGTAAATAAAACTTAACCTAAAGGGGTATGAAATGGAAGATCAATTAAAGCTGTATGTTAAAACGGAGACCATAGATGGGTACTCCTACGAGCTCATGATCAATAAAGGGGTAGCTGCTGAGGGCATCTCACCAGTAGACCCCCCTGATCCAAAAGCGGTGTACCTAGATCTTTGGGTCATTGACGAGGTTAATGGTATAACTCATGACCATCAAACCTTTGATCTTACTAGGTACTGTGAGGTGGTCGGCGCGGTAGGTGGGCCACCTCGGCCCCGTGACGAGTAAGTACGACAAAAAAGGGCGGGTGTAAAAACCTCGCCCTTTTTATATTATAGGGGTTAAACCGTTACTAACCAAAACCAAGAGGGTAAGACAATGGAGATCATTAAAAATAAACCGATGCCGCCGAGTGGCCGTAGTAAGGGGCGAGCCCGCCTGCCAAAGTATGATATAGCAGACCAGCTAGAAGTAGGCGACTGTGCGATTGTAGCCGATCGAAAAGAGTCATCAGCAGTAACTAAGCGTTTGATACGGGCAGACAAAAAAGTTACACGGCGCACGTTACCAGATGGCACTATAGGGGTGTGGCGCATTGAGTAAGTAAGAGTAAAAGGGGCGGGTCATACGGGCTCGCCCCTTTTATATTATAGGGGTTAAACCGTTACTAACCAGAGGGTTAAAGTCATGGAGATCATTAAAAATAGGCCTATGCCTACACCTCGTTCAGGAGCGCGTAGGATACCTAACGATCCTGCTGATTTAATGGAGGTTGGTGATAGTGTGGCTTTTGATAACTTTTCAGAGGCTATGGCACTTACTGGACGTTTAAAGTGGCGAAGTAAAAAAGGCACCATGCGCAAAATTAAGTCCACCGAGGTTCAGACTACCGAGTGGGTAGTGTGGCGCATTGAGTAAGTAAGACAAAAAGGGGCGGGTCATAGCGGCTCGCCCCTTTATACTAGGTATAGTTAATTAACCAGGAGGGTACTAAATGAGTGGAGTAATTGATAAAAACGGCCAGCAATGGGAATGCTGTAATGAATGCGGTGAATATGTCCGCTTCGAAACTCTGTATTACAGCCCTACGAAGAGCTATCCGGACCGTAGGGTCGACGCGTGCAGTAAGTGCGCTGACCCTAAAATTGTGGCGGCTCAAGGTAACCCCCATATAGGTGGTTCAGTAAGGATAAGGAGGGTAACTAAATGATAAATAGAACCACCTACCTTATTCTTTGTGTCCTTGGTCTCTTTTCANTACTGTACTCGCTTGAGTACTACCTNATTCAATATACCAATCTTANAGCCTTGGGGCTGTATACTTTTGGGGTTCTAATTTTTGTCTTTGGCGTGAGAGGCGTCATTCGCGACTGAATACCCTCGGAGGCTGGTTACCTCCACCTTGAAACGGCGGCTTCCTTACCCCTGAAGCCGTCGTTTCTTTTTTCTTTTCGCCGTCGCTTCGCCGTCGCTTCGCCGTCGCTTCGCCGTCGCTTCGCCGTCGCTTCGCCGTCGCTTCGCCGTCGCTTCACCGTCGCTTCACCGTCGCTTCACCGTCGCTTCACCGTCGCTTGTCGCTTGTCGCTTAAATCTATAAGATCGTGTACATCTAGGCATGTGCGCCGGGCCAGCCACGCCAGCCACGCCCGCCGGGCCAGCCACGCCCGCCGGGCCAGCCACGCCCGCCGGGCCAGCCGGGCAAGCCGGGCAAGCCGGGCAAGCCGGGCAAGCTTTAAAAATAAAGTTAAAAATAATAGCCACGGGGGG